CTAAAACTACCGGTCGTTACTACACCTGTTCTATATAGATCCTCGTTATAATCTATTTGCTCGTATATTTTAACTAAATTAAATATACTATTTTTTGTTTCATCTCTGAATGCGTGCTCTTCGGTCCTAGGAAATTGACGGTAAAATTCGTTTAAAGCATCTTGATCCCCTTTTAATCCTTCTACCTCGTTGTCCCAGTGCTCAATGACGCCCGTGTCGATAATGTCGCCGTGAGGCCCAACGCAACTTTCCGGTGGCGTGTTGAATACAGGCATTCCATAAGAGTCAATGAATCCCTCGTAATTCCATTCCATAGGTATGAACAAAGAATATAATCCTGACTTAGTTTGTCCATTTCTATTTTTTTTTGTAACGTCGGAATCATTATATAGTTTTTTAAAATTTTCACCACCTTTATCGAGAGCGTTAGATGTTGACCCCATCATACATTTACCAATAACCCTGCTACCTAACCTTAATGTTGTTTTTGTTACTCGCCAGTTATTTAATATATTATCCGGTTTTTCCCATTTCCCGCTTTCATCATGCACAAGCAGTTTAAGTTTTTCACCATCATAACTATTGTCTCCGGTGTTTTTCCAGTCAATAGTAGTATCTAAGCCTTCTAGCGTTTCTTGGTCTTGTTTGTTTTGGATGGATTTTCTTGTAAGTCTTGACGCTGGTATTCTATACGCAAGTTCGGTTTTCGGCCTGTCCATACCGTCTTGGATTGGCTTAAAGAAGAACGGGTAGTTGACCGATATCGGTACGACTTTGTCTGTAAACATTTTTTTAGCATCCGATCCAGACTTTGACAATATTCCAAAGCGTGCGTCGCTTGATATTGTTGCCATATTAACGGTCTCAGCTGAGGACATGAACGAGAAGCCTGAACGGCGGTTTTTAAGATAGCACATTCCGTAGCACCGTGAGTCAGCTTTACAAGCTTCCCAGAATATAAAGAATAATCTGTTTGCCTCCCTAAAGTCTGGTTTCCCAACGTCAATTTTGCTCCACTGCAAGTACATAAAATGAGTACCAGTAATGTAAGTAGCCACGCCTTTATTATAAAACCAATGGCCTTCGTCTCTTTTTTTAAATTGCTCATCTATATAAGGTTCCCATTTTTCTTTAAACTCATCCGGGTAATCTCGCCAATCAAATACACTTTGAATTCTATTTAATTCCTTAGGGTATACGTGAGGCTCCCATTTGTCGTTTAACTTTTCAATTTTAGCAGGTTGTTTTGGTAAAGCTATTTTTAAATTTTGTATATTATATATTTCACCAATTTGCCCTGTTTTGCTTACAACAATAATGTCGTGCTCTTTGTTATAGCCGTATTGCCATTTCTTAGACTTGTTTAATCTAGATATTGTATTTTGCTTTACAGGTGTTATAACCTGATATAAATTTTGCTCGTACATTATTTAGATCTTTTTTCCGCAAAGCCTTTAAAAGCTTGAGGTTTTTTATCTTCTTTGGGTTTATTTTCTAACAAGTTTTCTTCTTCTTGTATTCTATTAAGGATTTCAAAAGCGTCAAAAATAGCCAGCTTTTTAGTAGCGGCTGCGTTTTTTAATCTATCTGCTGATATGTCGTCATCCGAATCAACAATAGGCTCTTTAGCCACTTTGATTAATTCATCAACTGCCCGATGCCCAGCTTGGATTATATTCTTCTTCGTCTCCTTGATATTCATATTTAATTGTAATTGAATTGGTCGGCACTCTATAAAACCTATCGTTGCCTAATATAAACTCGTATTCTGAATTGGGTTTAAACCCTATTAAATCACCTTTTGAAAACTCTTTAGCTTTTTTATCTACGGCATGTAATATGCCAACTAATGGTTTTTCAAAATTTATAGAAAACATTTTAGTTTCCTTAATAGGTTTAGCTAAATTAAAACCATCTAAAGCTTTCCAGTCATCACTTATGTTACTTTTATAAGCGTACAATTGATCTGGTCTAACAAAATAAAGATTATCTTGGAAATAGCTTCTGCTGTTTTTTTCTACACCTCTTATGTCTCTATATCTTCTAAAAACATTATGGTGTACAACAATAAAATCGCCAACTTTAATATTAAACTTTTTTTCAGTATAATAGGGCAGTTTAACAACTTTACCTATTCTGTTAGTGTATTGGTGATTTTGTAATTCAGTATTAAGTATTAAGTTTTTATTTCCAACCTTTTTTTCATTATTGTATCTGCCGTTAAAAGGCTCAACAAGAAAATCTAAATAGCTAGTCATTAATATTCTAAATCATATTCTACTGCGATACCCATGTTTTTATTAAAATCTTTCCATGGCAAAATCTCATTGTTTTTTTTAATATAAATAGAATACTTAGTTTCTTCTTCTATTATATTTTCTATAATATGACCACCATACACCTCCTGTCCAACAGAGTAGTGCATGGCGTCATTCTTATAGTCTTTTCCTATACTAATCTTCCGGATTAACATTTTCCTTTAACTCGCCAGTTTTAATATCTACAGAAACGTCTCCATAAGTTTCTAGCAAGCCCCGCTGCACTTCATTTAACTCTTTTTGGAGCTCCTGCATGTTATGCAACAAATCGTGCTTTTGCAATTCAACACCGCCGATTTGAATTTGAACGGAGTTTACTTTATCTACTATTGTTCTAAGCTCTTTAAGCTCTTGTTCTTTTAATTTTTTTGCCATTTGATTTAATTTAAGTTATTGATTTATATAATATTTATTACGTATTATTTTAAGCTTACAAGTTCACCAGCTGTAGTATCAGTCGCTAACACGTAGTCAACAAGGACATCTAATGTAGTTCCTGCTTGCACTCCAGCGAATTTAACCGCCTGCTGCGCCTGAGGTAGATCTGAAACATTTACAACTTTTAGTTCAGCATTTCCGTCACCTCCGGCTATTTTTATAATATCATTTATTTGATACCCAGACCCGGTATCTTCAATAATAATGCCACCCACGACGTTGTTACCATAAGCTATAACTTGCACTGTCAACCCCGAGCCGTGCCCGCCCGTAGTGGCTACATTTGTTGCGGAATTATAACCGCTGCCTCCACTTATTATTTCCAAGCCTGTTGTTTTGCCGGGTTCTTTTGTCCCGTGCACTATTACATTTAAGTCCCCTGCAGTTCCTACGTATATGATACTAGCGTTTAAGAAAGTAGAAGAATTTATTGCGTTGTCTTTTGTTATTTCTTTTGCTTCTGTAGCAAAATTATTTAATGCCATGATTAATCGTTTTTATTATTAGTTATTGCTTTTCCTTTTTCCCAAGTTCTGCCAACAAAATAAGCGCCATAAACAGTAACTAGTAATGTTTGAAATATTGGTATATACTCTTCTGCTATTTTAAATTCCCCTATATTACCATCAAAAAAACATAGCGCTGTAAATATAACAGTTAAGTATATAAGCACCATTGGGCGTATATTTTTAGACAAAAAGCTATCAGATTCCATATCTGATTTCCATCTCGCTGTTACTTGCTCTTGCGCTTCTTTATCAGCTTTCTCAAGAATTTCAGTTATCAACCTTTGTGCTTCTAGCTTTTCTTCTTTAGTGGTTGTAAGCTTATCGATAACGTCGCCAACTTCCTTGATAACATTACCCGTTAGCCATTGCCAGATTTTTTTCATTATTTACTATAGCAACCTTTTTTAGCTGCTGGTGAATTTTTTTTAGCCGCTCGCTTATTAATTCTAGCTTGTTTCTTAGCTGCTCTTTTTTCTTTACGCTCAGCTTTTTTAATGTTGCCTGCTTCTCTAGCTACTTTAGCTTTAGCTAATTTTTTATCTATAGACTTTGTTTTTCTAGCCTGAGTTTTTGTTGGCTTAGCAGTTTTTGTAACCTTAACATCTACCGTAGCTGTTGGCTTTTTAGTTTCTATTGAAACAGTTTTCTTTGGTGTAATTGTAGATGCAGTAGTTTGCTTTTTTCTAGGCTTAGGAGCATTCCATTTTCCAGTATCTTTAAAAGACTTAGTTTGACTCTTAGCTTCAGCAATATATTCAGACTTACTCATTTTTCCGTAAGTTTTCATATCGCGGTTTTTATACGCCATATCGTAACTTACTTTAGGTCCGTGCATTTTACCTTTACCGTTTTCTACAGATGTGGGTGTCATTGAACTTCCTAAGCTTTTTGTAGATTTTTTTGCTTTTGGTTTAGCAGCAGGAAATGTATCTGAAGCTGAAGGGCTCGATGGTGTAGGTGGCTTATAATATTTGCCGTAAAATTTTTGTTTTGCAAACTCACTCCCCACTTCAAGTGGTTTTTTAGGGTTAGTTGCCTTGGCTGGGCTATGCATTTTCATTTTTGCAGGTGATCCTAAATTTAATAAAGGATCAACCACGCCTCCTTTTGTTGTGTATTTTAATTTAGCTGTAATTGGTTGACAGCCTCCTCCTTTTTTGTAAGCCATAATTATTTGTT